AGCTCTATGTCCTTCTCTTTTATATTGAGTTCCTTCTCCTTCAGCTTAGTCTCCGCAATCTTAAGGCGTCTGCTAAACTGCTCAGCTGTCACACCGTCACGCACATCAGCCACAGCGTCAATACGCTCAACTTCCAGCTTCTGGGGCTCCAGCTCTGCCTCAACCGTGTACTTTTGAGCACGCGCATTGGACTCAGCAGCCTGCGCCTCAAAGACAGCAATCTGAGCCTGCTGCATCTGCATCTGCATCTGGTGCATCTGCTCCTCCATCTGCTTCTGCTTAGCCTCCGCTTCAGGATTAGGCTGTGCTGCTTCCTTAAGGATTTGCTGGAGTTCCTCCGAATTAGCCAAGTCCATAGTGTCCACAATTGACTGCACAATGGCAGGGTACATGGGGGACTCAGGAGAGGCTGTCTGGAGGAGTTGTACTAACTGCGAGGTCTGGTACTCACGGCCCATAGTGCCCAAAGTGGACTCCACAATGAACTTATAGTCGTTCACTGGGTAGTTCTCAGGGTCAAACTGCATATAACGCCACGCAGCCTTCTCTACGAAAGGCATCCAGAACCCCTCTTGGAAGTTTAACACGGTACGCTTCTGACGCTTGATGATACCACCCATCGCCATTGAGACAGCGCCCGTCTTATTGTTGGAACCCATCCCTTGGGCAAACTCACCCCCATCGACTGCACCTGTGGACTGTTGTACCATCTTCTGCAACTCAGCTGCCTGTGCGAAGGTGATTTGGTTGACGTTGCCAAAGTTGAACTCGTTGAGCACCTCTCTAGGGTTACCGTTGGTCAGAATCATCTTTCCTGGTCTGATTTGAGGCTTGTGTCCCCTTGGGATTCGTGTAGCGTCCATAGCCAACATAGGGTGGATAGTAAGAGCGAGAGCATCAATACGCGCACGAATTTCGGCATCGAGGGCCTTTTGGGAGTTATATCCTTTCTCACACACACCTCTTCCCCAGAACAGACCGGGCACGTTGTCCCACTGAAAGGCAACAATAGGCCTGTCCTGCATCATGTAGGGGTTCTCTTCTGCCTTCAACAGTACCCCTTCGTTGGCAACTACAACAATGGCCTCTACCCAGTAGGAATCATCTGAGGCGTCCTCTGGGAACAACTCCTCTACGTTCTCTGAGATGTCGTCCTGAGGGTTAGCCTCAGCACCTTGAGCCTTCTTGAGGAGGTGACGAGGCACCAGCCCATAATACTTTAGGAGGCGTACTTTGTCGTCGTAGGGGACAGTGGACATTTCAGGATTAGGCTCAATGTCTTGGTCCTGTGCTGCTGAGCCCACGTAGACGTCCTTGTAGACCCCTGATTCCTGCATCTCGGTAATATGGTGTGCAGGGACAAACTCATCCGTAGCCACACCCAAAGCACTGTTGACACATGTCGCTACAGGGTCAATCCTAAAGTTTTTCATCTGGATGGGCTTCATCTTGACGACGTTGCGCTTCTGTGTACGAGTGCCCACCATCTCCACTTGGCCGCCCATAGCACCTTCCGTAGCAGGCACCATCTCGCTGACTTCCTCAATAACTACTTCTGCGACTCCTGTGCCGTATACTGCGGCATTGATGAGCACTTCTGAGCACTTCTGTCTAATGTGCTGAGTTCTAAAATCTTCTGTGAGTTTGGTCTCCAGTAGAGCCACGTCCATCGGGTCTTGGTCCGACGAATCATCACGTATAGTAAACAAGCGCCCAAGGCCAAAAGTAGACTCTTCGATTTCTGCCACTGACGATTCAACGGCTTGCTGTAGTGCTGGGGTAACAATTCTGCTCCTCTCCGTCTCTCTTGTTTGGTCTTCTTTAGCCCAAAGACCTCGCCATAGTCGGTAAAATTCGTCCCACTGAGAATAGTAATTCGCCTCAGCAAAATCACCCCACTCTTGGGTCTTCCATAGGACAAAGGCCTCAAGGGAGTCTTGGGACTCCAACATGGGGTCGTTGAAGGTGTCCTCCGGGGAGTTTACAATCTTACCTTCTGTTACGTATTGAGTGGCCATAGGGTTTAGTCCTTGAATTGACGAGGCATGTTGCTGAGTTTAGTGGCGGCCTGCTTACGTACCTTGCGAGAGCCTTTAGCCACCTTGGTACGTAGCTGGGCACGTTTGACCCTATCCTCTTCTTTAGACTGCTTATCTAATTTAGCGAGGTGAGCCTTAAGGCGTGCTTTGGAGGCTTTCTTCTCTGCTTCGGTCTTAGTCGGCATTATGTATTCTCCACTGAGTGACTATTGTTGTATCCTTTAGGGTGTTGTTATCAGAGTATCTCAAACCACCAGAAGTCTTTGCAGACGTACACATCAGTACCCACAGTGACCTGTATGGTGCCTGAGATGGTGTCTATCCCTGTGAGGACACCTGTGAGGTCTGATGCGTCTTGGGCGCGGAACTTAACCCGTACCTGTGTCGAAGGCGGTATACCAGCATACTGCGCCACTACAGGGGCGGGAACAGGGGAGACCATCGACACATAATCTTGAATATAGTGTATGGTCTGTAAATCAGGGTCGTTCTCATTAAGAGGGGTGGTTAAAATAAGGGTCTCATCAGCCACTAAACGGCGAATGTTGCCGTTAAGGATGCTTGAGTCCTGTAGAGTAACCTGTACAGGGTCACCGCTCTGTAATGTCCTAAACTGCTCTGTAAAAGGCATCTTTAATATCCCGTGAGGTCATCAATCGGTGTCCAGTCATCATCCATGCCATCTAAGGCTGCGGCGTACGCCACATCCACTATCTGGTCTTGATATGCAAGCGAATCTACCAAATCGTCATGTGTTAATTTGGAGGGGAACTGGAAAATCTCATCTAGCAGTCTAGAGTTCCAGTCACCGACCTTCAGGGTGATTCTCTTGTGCTCAAAGCGCCCCTGTAGGGCCCATACCACCCTGTCTGTCTTTTTCTTGTTCCCGTGGGACAGCATCTCAACCCGAAAGTAGCGGTTCCTCTTCCTCATAAGGTCGCTCAGAGGGGACATAATGGCCTGCTGAGCGATTCCTTTCTCAATCCCTACCTTAGTAGGTCTGTAGTGTGCAACGGCCTCAAAGATGCGCCTAGCGGTCTCTGCGAGGTCCCAGCGCCCATAGATGATGTCTTCGATGAACCAATCGCCCGCCTGATTCACTCCGTTGACACATATGGCCGTGTTATCTAGGCGACTCTTAGACTTCGTGTTACCTACCTGCTCAAAACCAGCAGGGTCTACTGTGATGTAGTACTCTAGGCCACTGGGGGTCTCTTCTGCGAACTTGAGCCACTCTTCTTTGAACAACTGGGACTCTCGGGCCTCAAAACTGGCCATAAACTCCTGCCTAAAGGCAAAAGACGACTGAGAGCGTTTAGCTGCTTCAATCTCACTCGGGTCCAACAACGGATTGTCGTATGAGGTGAGGTGCCACGATTTCCACTCTGGGTCATCTCCAACTTCTCCGTACTGATACAGCTCCCAAAAGTGGTTCCTTCCCTGAGGGGTGCCTATGAACACAGCTGAGCCCTTCTGGTCCGTCAAGGCAGGTCTAAGTACCTCTTCCCATACCTCACTCTTCATGCCACCGAACTCATCCAACACTACAAACTTAAGGCTAACACCGCGCATGGTATCAGGCCTGTCTGAGCCCTTTAGGCTTATCTTAGCACCATTTATGAGGGTCAACTGTAGGTTGTTAATGTGGGCCTTCGCTATGAGGTCTCCCCCAATGTCCAGCAGGGTGCTCCATAGTACATCTCTGGCCTGCCCCTGAGTCTCAGCAACATAAAAGACGTGACTATCTGCCTTGGTGCATTGTAAGGCCTCAATAAGCAGTCTGTAAGCAGCATAGCGCGTCTTGCCACAACGACGACCCGCCGCAATGACTTTGAATCTAGTTCCATCGTTCCACACCTCTTGCTGCCAAGGGAGCAACTCTACGTTAAAATCACTCATCTAGAGACTCATAATCGCCCTCTAGGTCACTTTCGCCACCTATGGGTGACACATCGACCCCAGGAACACCCGAAATGTTGATTTGGATGGCGTTACGGCCCTTATCAGCACCCGCTAACTTGTCAAAGGCACTTACAGGCATTATACGGTCAACCACTATCTTCCAAGCTGCTGCCTGATTCTTATGGTCGTTGTCTAAGGCAGCGTTTAGGATGGAATCTAACACCTTCCGAGACTTAGGGGAGTTAAGCATTCGCTGCCTATACTCCTTCATCACCGTACCTTCACCCTTAGGCCGCCCTACAGGGTTCTTCTTTGCCTTAGGACGCCCCGTAGGGTTACCACTTGGTTTAGTTGGCATTTTACTTTTCCTTTTCCCATTAAACGGAGGAACATGAGCCTTAGCGGCCTCTAAGTGAGGCAAAATACCTACATAAGTGGTGATATGTACTACTTAGTAGGCACTTCATATGTGGGTTTATTTGGTAGTGTTGTTAAGTAAAGGTGGGTAGTATCCAATATGTGTGGATAGTTGATGCCTTTACTTAAGGCAGTTCGTATGACCGAGCAACCGTTTAGGTTGAGAGGGAATGTAAGAACCTCTCTAAGACTAAACAACTGTGTATACATTATATACCTATATAATATCATATTTTCAACCAAATGTCAAGCATTATCTTAACTTTCTACTAATGGCCACATAAGACCCCCTCAAGTGTGCCTTAAGCCCCCCTCCGGTGCCCGCCAGGAGTCCCAGGGAGGTACATAAGAATCCTCAATTAAATCAGGAGGCTACATAGAGATATAACCCCAGGGAATACCTCTTTTTAATTTGGCCTTTTAAGTGGAGAAGTGGCTACCACTAAGAATTCAATATACACAAGACCCCTCGGGCCCGCCTAAACCCGGCCTGTCGCCTGAGGCTACATGTCGCCCCAAGCTACACACATGGACAACCAGGGTTGACACAAGGCCACTGGTGTGCTGCCCCTATGCAACTATTTGCACACCCCTAGCACACACCGTACCCAAGTGTCAAGTGAATAATTATGTTGACAATAGTGGACATGTGTGGGCCAGTGTGGGTACCACTATGCTGCCTTACCTAGCACAGTACACAGTAGAACACAAGGGTTGACAGTAGTAGCACAGCTGTGCTTATGGGGTAGCACCATTCACCATATGGATATGCACTATAAGTACAAACGATGTGACAGATGTGGCCATACCCCTATAATGGGCGACATACACAGAGGGGACAGCCCCTACCACTAGCACCACTATATAGGCGACACACTATGAGCACTGCAAACAAAATCTTTACTAGCGTTACTACCTTTAACAAGGACACCGACAAGTGTACCCTTAACCTGCTAGGTGGCTACAGTGACGCAACAGAGCGCCTCCACAGCGTGAACGTGCATGACGTGGACAACATTACCCGCACTACACGGACACGTAATGGCCGTAAGTTCACCGTCATTACACTTAGCACACCCGATGGCGACATTGAAATCACAGCCCACCGTGGCGAGGCATAGCACTATGACACTGACACAGCAGGAATACAGCATACTGATAGCAGCAGCTCGGGAGGCGGGAGACTACGAACGGGTGGATACCCTCGAGCTACAGGCTACAATAGACCGCGAACAGGCCGTACAGGATGTATGGTTTGACCGCTACGACAATGACACACTAGACCTTTACTAGGAGTAATAAACAGATGAAAACTAGCACAGTAATAGCACCGACCACGAAGGGCCACCGCATATTTTTGGAGGGCCTCAGCGCCGTAGGATGGCACGGTGGAAGTAGATACACTGTAGACTACACACTAGATACTATTATCCTAATGAAGGCCCTGCCAGATACTGTAGGTAAGACACGAAAGGTCACAGCCTCGAAAGGCGGCGTCATTGACCTCGAGTCTAAAAGGATAACTAAGTGGGCGAAAGGTAGCGAGAGTGTTTCCGTCCAGTATGACCATAACCACATTATCATTGAGAGGGTAGTAGCATGAACATACAATTAGTCCGTAAGTCCAGTAACGCTAAGACTGGACCTATACCCACCACTACGTCACCACGTAGCACATGCCCCACCGAGTGCCCACTATCGGGCAAGGGGGGCTGCTACGCGGAGGCTGGGTACTACACCCGTATGAATTGGGATAAGGTAGACAGCGGTGAGCGTGGAGTGGAGTGGGGTGACTTTCTACAGGGTATCCGCAAGCTACCAGAGGGCCAGCTGTGGCGGCACAACGTGGCGGGTGACCTGCCTCAGGACAGCCACGGCATGATAGATGACCGTAAGCTATGGGAATTAGCAGCTGCCAATACAGGCAAGCGCGGATTCACCTATACGCACTATACGATGGATAAGCCACAGAACCGCGAGGCAGTAGCTAGTGCTAACCGAGTAGGGTTTACCATTAATGTGAGCCACAATAGCCCACAAGAGGCGCTAGAGGC